TCATAGCCAAGTGGCTGGGCATGTTACCCACATCAATGTAGAACACACGACGTTCAGGCGCACGTTGTACACGATAGATAATAATAGCATCTTCAAGTAATTCTTTTTGTTTATAAACTTTAAAAATAGTTTCAAGAAGGCTGTTACCAAACGGATAATTTTGGTCAAGGCCTTCGCTTAGACTCAAATGTATAACATGCTCTGCATCTATAGCTATTTCGTTTAGTTCTTTACCAAATCTATTAGCATTAGCTGGGCTTGTGGTTGCACTAGGGTAACGACTATCAATAGGTGCGTTTCCTGGTAGTCCAGCGCCTGGGCCGTAGCTGTTTACAGTGTTAATAGGAGTTGCTGAAAGATTTTCAAAACTTATATTAACATTACGCATAATGTACTGTTCTGGTTTTTTACCTTCGCTTTCATTTACAATTATTTTTGTAACGTTGCTGGGGTCAACAAACATCCATTTTTGTGTTTCTGGGTCACGGATAAAAAACTGGTCGCCATATTTAAAAACACTACGAACTATTTTAAACATGCGAGTTTCAAATTCCTGATGTTTGCACCATTGTTTTAGGTACTTTCCAAGAATTGTAACTTCAGCATTAGTTGGTTGGTTATTAAATCTTATAATAAACGGAGTTCCGTTTTCATCATTCTTTTCAGTGCAAAACTCAGCAAGAATGTCCAGTGCGGCGTTTACTTCACTATCAGTGTCCATAGTGTTGTACTGATTATATCTGTCAATTCTATTTGGAGAACCCACATACACATCAGGAAGGTGACTACTGTAATTTGCTGCTGCCGGCCCAACACCACCCGCTCTTGTAAAGCTGAATGGGCTGTAACTTCCACCAACATTATCACCAGTTCTTACTGGGGTAAAATACTTACGCCAACTCATATGTTATAATCCTCTGTATAAGTCACCACTTAATCCCTTGACACTGCTTAAAGTTTTCTTTTCAAGTTCGTTACCCTTTCTCAATTCAGAAAGAACTAACATCATAGTGTTATTTAATTGATTCACGTGTTTAACCAGGGTTTCCTGATTTTGTTGATTAGGTTGGAGTGCTGGTTGCCCCTGTGGTTTCATATTCCAATCATTTGTAAAATATTTTGATAAGAATTCACCAGCTTGAGTATTTCTAGGCACAACCGCTTCTACACCGTGTAGTGCTGCCATACTTTCAGAACCAAAATTTTCAAACCCACTAGTACCGTTCATGTATGCTGGCAGTTCATCAATTTTAGTTTTTATATTGCTGTTAAAGAAATCGGTCATAGTTTCAAGCTCTTGACCGGTGTAATTTGTATTGATGTAACTTTTAACAGCATCGCTTAATTGTTTTTTGGCATCATCAGACGATACACCTGTACTAGCAATTTCATCATAAACATCTTCTAGATAACCACTTATTTCGTATTCATCTATCATCCTCATGGGATTGTAGCTACCACGTTCAGCTTGAGATAAGAAATCTTCTTTGTCTATAGATGCACCAAACCATTCACCCATCCCGAGGGTGCTAGTAACAGCGTTTGCCCCAGCAGACAACGCATTTCCAGTAATAGTTGAACCGGTTTTAATACTATTAACAGTGTTTGCTCCACCACCAGTTATGTTATCATTTATACGGTTTATGAGGTCTGAAAAATATTCAACTATTTTATCAGCCATGGCTTGACCATAAGGGCCATCCCAGAATTCTCCAAATGCATCTACCATTTTACTAAAAATTCCACCTTGTCGTTCAAGGTGTCGGTCGTCTTCCCTACCAACCATAACTTCTTTACCTAGGAATAAGTCTTTAAACCATTCGTAAACAGCACTTGTTATGTTGTATAGTCCCTCTTTGAGGTATTCTACTGGATCCCCACCGTTTTTTAAATAATCAGAAAATTCTTTTATTTCATCTCTTAAAACCTGTATACCACCAGTTATTAACCCATCTGGTCCTATTAACGAATCAGTGAGTGTATTGAATCCTTCTTTGGCAGCAGTTCCTGCACCAGTCCCGCCAAACAGATCAGTAAACAATGTTACCAACTCACTACCGAGTGCTTCTAATTGTTTAAAAGCTTCACTGTTTACTATTTTTTCTAAAATAAATGTTTTTAAATTATTAAGGGCTGTTTCAAAATTAAGCAATGCTCCGGAAAGTCTATCATAAGAAGCAGACTCTTTCTCCATTGCAGCAATATCTTCGTCAGTCATATCAGTAAATCTACGAAGCGATGCACCTATACCAAATATAGATCCATATACTGCATTGCTTGCTGATAGTGCTTCCATACCACCTTTTCCGAGGTTTAATGAAAAATCATCTATACCGTTGCCTAATGATCTCATGAACTTAGCAAAGTCTTCAGTTGACATATTTTCTATGTCCCCGGCCATGTTTCTAAAAGTATCGTTAGTTGACCACAGGGTTTTTGCAAGTTCTGTTGAAGGGATACCATCAGCCATATCAACTAATGCATCTTTTAATTCAGGAGCAGCGTTACCAGCAATAGCCAATGCTCTGTTAAAGTTGTCCTGTTGTTCCACACTCATTGAGTTCATAGCAACTCTAACACGTTGATCAGCCTGCTGTTGAGCCATCTCCTCAGCTAATTGCTTTCTACTCAACCCTGTTAACTTTGAAATTTTGTCTAACTCTAATGCATATTCAGCAGCACCCTTTGCAAGTTGTGCGTTACTTCTGGTTTCTTTTCCCATTCTACTAATGGAATAATCAGTGTATTCCATTAAAATATTGTTCATATCTTCCATAGTCATCCCAACTCTAGTAAGCTGAGATCCAAAATTCTGCCTAAGTGTTTTGCTTATTTCACCAAATCTTTTGGTGCCTTCAGATACTGTGCCGCCTAGCATCCTAAGTCTCTGTGAGTTTTCTAATATAAAATTACCATATTCGCCTAAACTCATACCAGTTTCAGCACTGCTTTTAATAAAGTCGTACATACTGTTATTAAAACTAGCACCAACACTTGTGAGTTCTCTGTAATTGTCAATTAACCCATCAACTGCACGAACTAGACCTGTTATACTGCTTTGGGCGCCGAACATCGCATTGGCAAAGTCGCCCATACGATTGCCACCTGATATGAATTCAGTCGCAAGGCCTTTTACGGCGCTGATAGTACCACCTATTGTTTTAGAAAGTATACCACGTTGTTTTGCTTCGTCATTTAGTCCACGAGTATTACGTTCTCTTGCAGCACTTTCCAGTCTGGCAACACGCTCACGTGCATTGTTTCCACTTGAAAGTGAGGCAACCAAAGCAGCTAGTGTTGCCTCACTAGCAACTCCAGTTCTACCACCAACATTCTTAATTTCTACTTCATCAACCATGTGACAACCTATTCCGCTCTAATGCATTTTTTATAGAGATATATACAGTGTATTTATCGGAGAAAAATATATGCATAATTCTGTGAATCCACTATCAAAACACTTTCGTCAACCAAAACTCTACATAAGATTGCCCAGCAATGGTAATTTTTATGCACCAGGTGCTATTGAACTGACACAAAACATGGAATTCCCAGTGTATGCTATGACTGCCAAAGATGAATTACGCTTTAAAACTCCGGACGCATTACTTAATGGTCAAAGCACTGTAGACGTCATTCAAAGCTGTATGCCCAATATTAAAAATGCCTGGGCAGTACCCAGCATAGACATTGATGCAATATTAATTGCCATAAGACTTGCAACTTATGGTGAACGAATGGAAATCAATACTGTCGTTCCAGTCATAAAAGAGGAACGCAAGTATGATGTTGATCTCCGCACACTGCTTGACAGTTTAGTATCAACTGAGTATAACAACCTAGTTGTAACAGGTGATTTTAAAATTGAAGTAGCACCACTTAGTTACAAGTATTTTACCGAAGCAGCTCTCAAGACTTTTGAAGAAAAACGTTTGATAAAAGTTTTGGATGATACATCACTTAGTGAATTGGAAAGACTTCAAAAGTTCAATGAAAGTTTTACAAGAATTACTGACCTAAACATTAGTATAGTTACCAAGAGTGTGGTTTCAGTACAGTATGGTGACGAAATTCCAGTAACTAATCCAGATTTCATTCAGGAATTTTTTGATAACGCTGACAAAGATGTGTACCGAGCACTTATTGAGCATGTTGACACACAGAGAAAGAAGTTTGTTATAAAACCGTTGTTGGCTCAAACCACACCGGAAGAACAGGAACGTGGTGCACCAAAGACTTTTGAAGTTCCCATCCTGTTTGATCAATCAAATTTTTTCGCCTAAGGATCTCGGACTGGCCAGTTGAAAAGATCCTGGCCGAGGTCGAGGTCCTGGATAAAGAAACAAAACAAATAAAATACAATTTGAGCAAACTGTGCTGGCACATGCGAGGAGGGCTCAGTTTGACCGAAGCCTATGAACTGAGCCCTGAGGATCGCGAAGTTATGAGTCAACTTGTAAAAGATAACTTTGAGGTTGCCAAGAAAACCGGGCAACCCTATTGGTAATTACTTGGTTATATTGTAACCTCTGGCTTTTAACGCTGTTATAAGTTTAACATCCTTGGGGTCAACTGTGTTAAGGTCAATTGGCTGACCAGCGGCCTGTGCTGGATTTGCTGCTGGAGCAGGCGCTGGGGTCTTCTTACCGAATTTACCTTTTTCAAAATCAGCACCAGTACGGTATGCTTTTTGTACAACGGCCATTAATACTTTGTCAATTTCCTGATTAGATAGTGGGGCATTCGCCAATGCTGGGGCTTCACTTATACCCGCCGCGCCAGCTGCACCAGCCACTTTGCTTGCTGCACCCTGTATTGCTGAGCCAGCAGCCCCGGCCATCTGACCAGCACGATACCCAACTGCTTGCATCTTTGCTGATCTAGCTGCTGACTTAGCTGCCTTAGCAGCTTCTGCATCTCTAGCACCCTTGCGTAGTTGGGTTAGTTCTGCTTTTGCCAAGCCACCATAACCCTTGATGTTTAGGTAGTTTTCCAGATCAGCTAGGGTCAATTGACCCTTCTTAATGCCACCACCTGCCATCCATGCAGCCAATTCCTTCTTGAGGGCATTTGCTTCATCTCCAACTGAAAGAGTTGTAGCTGCTTTAGCACTTCCCAATCTAGCACCCAGACCACGTGCCTTTTGTTTAAGCCATCCTGCAGGTGCTTCATTCATATCATCTGACTCAGAAATAATATCATAGATTTTCATTTGTGTAATCCTTTGCGATTTATTTTATTTATCACTAAACCAGGTATATGTTGAGCTAAACGCTCAACAGTTCATGTGCTACCGCACATTCACATTTTTTATTTCTTTTATTAATTAAAAAAGCTTCGCTGTAGGCGAAGTACTTTAGATTTCATGTAGATTTTTTCCTGGTCAGACGGAACCGAATCTCGGTTCCGTCGTCTCGAACTTCATGTGAGTAATCACCCAGCCAAGACATGGAAGCAGGTATTTGCCTTACACTTACTCCAGGGACTCTAACCTTTTCCCTACCTGCGTCGACCCAGGATGTGCGTCATAAACAATACATTAAGCATGTACTGATTGTGCTGCACTTCCTGTTCTTGAGCTCGTTCCTCAATCCTCAAGATGTTTAGGAGCATCAGTGCTTTTCGAATGACAGCAATCATCCTACGTCAATACTTACTCACTTCCATCTCTGGATACGACGATTTCTCTCGAAGGGGAGTGTCTCAACGTGTTACGTGTCCGGTTCCACCCGGTTTTTCCACAGCGGTATTACCAAACTGGCCCGCCAACCTTATGTGCTGTTATATTGCGCCTTTGGGTAGCCAAGTGACCCATTTGCCACCGCAGCTATTACAAACTATTTTGCCTGAATGTGGACTAGGAACGTCTCTAACAACTTCCCAATCATGATTTTCGTGTATGCCTAGGTTTATTTCTGTGGAAGGGTATAAGTTTCTTTTGGGCCTGTAGTTTTTTCTAACAGTGAGATCATAATCGTCATCCATATCATGCCTCACAAGCCTGTTTAAATGTGTCTTTGTTTAATTGGAAGAAATCTTCAAAGCCTGTTATGCGCCAAGTATTGCCTTGTTCGTCGGTATAATCTACGTGCCTATGTGTTTGGAAATTTGCTGGAAGTTTATATGCAGTATAACGGCCTTTACGGTTGAATTTCATAAAAATTATACTAATGTCGCCTGGGTCAGCAGCCTCTAGTGTTTGTTTCATCCAGGATTCAAGTAATCCTACTTTGCCTAGTGAGAGAAGCTGATGAAAAGGAAACTCTGCATAGTTTTTACACTCGCAATTGAATTTCTTCCAGCTATCTGGGGGTATAACATCGCCTTTGTATGCTCTTATCTGGCCTTCTGTAAGGGTTTCCTTACGTATTGCGTTTTTTCCGCCTGTAAATGCGCCTGAGTGTGGTACACGAGTAAAACTGTCAGTATAAAGTTCAGAAAGGTAGTTAGAAACTTCTCTTTCGAAACCCTTGCCTTTGTTTTTACTCTTGCTTGCCATCTATATTTTTATCTCTCTTTATATTAGATAGCTTCGTTTCGTTTTTTGCCTTTCGAATCTGGTAAGCCTCGGGGTTTTTTAATTCTTCTTGCCTAAGTTTTTCTTTATGTTTGTTGTAAATTTCTTTTCTACGTTTGTCAGCTAACAAACATATCTCTTTTAGTAGTTGGCGAGTTCTCCAACGAGTACGCCAACTGCAATTCTTTTCAAATTTTTCGTTTTCTTTAAAATATTTTAAGTATGTCTGTACCAACAAGTCGTGTGTGTCAGTATCAGGTTCTGTATTATTTTCAAAGCTATTTCTGTGTTTTCCACTCATTCAACTATATCGATATCTGTTTCATAGGTAGTGAAACCGTTTTCCTTAATAACTTTTAGTACGTTGTTAACGCGACCTATTAGTTCATCCTTGTGGCTTATAAGGAAAATGTTCTTACTACGCTCTCTACCCATTTTTTTCAATATACTTATAGAGTTTTCAACACCCGCACTGTCCATTCCTGAATCTATCAGCTCATCTATAAACAATAAGTTAACACCTTGGTATAGGTTTTCCCAAACATCGCGGAATGCCCAACTTAATCCAAGTATAAGTCTGTTACGTTCACCTCTTGAAAGGTTATCAAAGTCCAAATCTTGACCCAACTGGGTTATTTCAACACTTAGATCATTTTGGAATACTACTTGATGTGGTAAACCTATGCTTTCCAAGTAATGACTCAGCCTAGTGTTGAGGTATGCAAGGTTTTGGTCTATTATCTTTTTCCTAATAAAGCTGTCTTTGTTGGTTAACAACTTCAACAGGAACTCTTGGTGGTCCTTCAGCTTGTTGAGTGAGTTCATAGTGTCCCACTCAATTGCTTGTAGTGCAGTATTAGTTAAATCATCTATTTGATCTTGATATGGGTCGACTTCATTGCATTTTGCATCAAGAGTCTTTACTAGATTCTCCACATTGCTTCTATGATCATACGCTTCTCTAGCAGTATCATAAAAAGTAACTGGTTTGGAATCTAGATCACCCAGTTTAGTTATTTCACTTACAACAGTTTCAATTTTATCACCTAACTCACTCATATACTTTTCAACATCAGCAAGTTCTTTTTGTTTTTCATCAAGTATCATTGCTTTTTTATCAGCATGTAGTGCTTGACCACAAGTGAAACACTTTGCATCATCTAATTCAGCTATTGCAGTTTTAATTTTCGCAAGTGACTTATCAGATTGCATATATGCACTCTCTAATGCAGCAAGTTCCTTGCGATAAGACTTCAGTTTCTGATTGGATTCGTTCCATTTAGCAAGTGCATCATGCTTTGATAGTTCACTTTCAATATCTAACTGTTCAAGTTCAGAAATACCAGCTGACAGTTTTTCAATATCCTGTTTCTTTTTAAGATTCCAGGCTTTCTGTCTGCTTTCAAGTTGTGATATACTTGTCTTTATTTTTTCGTTACTTGTTTGTATAGCAGTTATGCGGGCATTTTCGTCACTTATAGCATCTTTGGTGTTTCGAATCTGTTCCCTAAGTGAATCAGCTTTTTCACTCAGTATAGTAATACCTAACAGTTGTTCAATAATCTGTCTTTGATCATTTGTACGCATACTCAAGAACGGTTCAGTGTATGTGTTGAGCGCCACGATATGTTTGAACATATCGTGGCTCATACCTATAACGCTGTTAAGGTCCTCTTGTGTTTTTCTACTGTCTCCCTGACTTTCGTCAGTTGTGTCATCTACTTGTTCAGCACCGTTTATAAAATACTTGAATACGTTGGGACTCCTACCACGTTCTATACGATACAGAACCCCATCTTTTTCAAAATTAAGGGTAACCAACATGTTTTTACCATTGGTTTTGTTTATTAGGTTACCCTTTTTAATATTAGTTAATGCTTGGCCGTACAAAGCATACGATAATGCGTTGATTATCGTGCTCTTTCCTGTACCGTTACGACTACCTGAATCGTCACCTCCTTGATCTAAGTTTTCGCCAAGCACCAGGGTAAGTTGTTCCCTGTTAAAATCAATAGCCTGAGTAACATTTCCAACTGAAAGGAAATTTTTTGCAGTTAAATCTTTAAGTTTTATCATATTATAACTCGTTGTAAATGCTCATTAATAGTGATCTGTCAAAATTATCACTATCAATAGCTGAGATCTCTTTGCTAACAATTTGGTCAACACTTTCAAATTGTGAAATGTCCAAATCACTGTTTAGTTCTTCAACACTCTTTTGTGGAATCAAAGTAATCTCTCTACATTGGTATTGTTCAAGAAATGTTTCTTTAACAAAACTAGCTTCTTCAAAACTAATATCAATGTCTAAGTTTACACGCAAATACATTTTGGATTTTAGTAATTTGTCTTTTTCATCAATTAACCTGCTTAATGTAACAGTTCTGTATTTTGGAGAATCATCCCAATCAACGTAAACTGGTTTAGCATTGTTGGCTTTGTCAAGGATCATCATACCACGCTTGTCATCCCATGCATCAGCATAGTTGTGTGGAAATGCATTACCTATGTAATGAATTTTTCCTTTTATTTGACGTTTGTGAAAATGACCACTAAACACATACTCTTGATGTTCAAAATGTTCAGCAGTTAATTCACCAGTATCTGGCATTTGCACCATTGCGTTCATGTAGAAACTTGGAAGTTCAAAGTGTCCAAACAGATATTTTGATTTAATTTTTCCTATCTTTTTCCATTCTTCACCAACTAACCAAGGAACGAGCGTTACATCGTCCTTTGTGAGAATTTCGTTTACGATAGTAATTCCTGGAATGTGTTTTGCAAATTCTGTACTTTTTATATCCCTACGATCTTTGTAATAAAGATCATGGTTTCCAGGAAACATAAAAAATTGATCGAATGCCTTGCCTAACTTTTCAAGTGATCTAATACCACTATCCATTGTAGTAAGGTTTAAGCTATTACGGTTGTGATTCCAATCTCCGCAGAAGATTCCTGTTTCACAACCGTTAGCTTTAGCGGTTTCAATAAACCAATCAACGTACTCTTCACAATCTTGATTGTGAATGCGTGAGTTACTTTTCATACCAAAATGTATGTCAGTAAAAACAGCAGCCTTTTTAAACAAAATAGTACCTCTTAAAACTCTAACTAATATAACAGTTTAGTTTTCGTTTGTCAACGGCTATTATTGTAATCTCGTTGCATCGCTTCCCATTCACCAGCATGTTGGCGTGTGTAGCTTGGGTCAAGATCATTCATTTCTAGAATGTCGTCTCGAATATTTTGATTTCTTTTTTCTAGATTTATTACTTTAATAAAACTATTGGTAACCACAGCAGTGTAATATGCAAACGGATTATTTGATTTTGATTCGTCAAATTTTAATCCAATTTGTGATAATTGAAGAATGGCTTGCCCCTTCATTTCATCGTTGTAAGTGTATCCTCTTACGTTACCACGGGTTGCATACCTGTCGCATAATTTCATCCACATTAATGCTAGTTTGTTTGTTACTTGCCCGTGGTCTTTGCTAAAGTATCCGTTTTCCATACCACCGACCCAATGACTTTTTGCAACGCATACTAATTGGTCGTTTTCGTCATATTTCCAATGTTGAAATGGTGGAAAGTTAAGTTTTATTTTATGATCCGCTACTGACTTGGGGGTTTTCTTTCTACCAGGTTCGTCAGGAATATGATCATAAGTCATAATTCTAAAAATTATATCTTTTTTGTCAATAGTTTTGTAGTCTATTTCACATTCAGATAATTTTGAACGCTTGTCTTGAAGTTTTGCATTTTCATAAACTTCTTGACTTAGTAGTTTTGCTTTGTTTTTCTTAGCTTCTGCTATTGTTTTTTGATTTATCTTATCTAAACCAGATAAAATTATGTCATATTCTTTGTATTTGTCATCGACGAAGCTACAAAATGTGTTCTTACTTCGATGTATTTCCAAAAGCATATCACGGTTGTTAAGATAGTTTACTTTTTTCACTAATCACTCTCCAAATTACTTTAAATATAATATATGCACATAATTTTGTCAACTAAATATAATGGGAGAAAACTATGTCTATTATGAATTTCTTAAATACTGTAAGCACTACTATTAACACGATTGGTTCGATAGTTTCAACTGGTCAAAATATAGTCCGTGTATTTAACGGAGATTATTCAAACCCTGCAAGCCTAGCAAGTGCGCTACGTGGTGGTGGATTGCCAGTTGGTGCAGAGTCGTCAATGCAAGTATTTAATGTAGGGACATGGAGAGCCACTGCAACTGACGATTGGCGTGTGCGCCTTAGTGTACCTCCCTTACCAGGATACGAAAACAGTCCAATATTACAGCCATTGTATGAATCAAATAACTCTATGGTTTGGCCACTAACTCCTCAAGTAATGATGACTCATAGCGCAAGCTATACAAATTTAACCCCAGTGCATAACAATTTTCAATTTCCAGTGTATCAAAATAGTCATATAGAAGACATTACGGTAACTGGTGATTTCCCAGTTGAAACTCAAGCAGATGGTAGGTATTGGATAGCTGCAATTCACTTTTTGAGAAGTATTACAAAAATGTATTATGGTGCAGGGTCATCTTTTAGAGGAGCGCCGCCACCTGTTACAAAATTAAACGGATATGGCGATTTTATTTTTAAAGACCTACCAGTTGTTGTAAAAATGTTTACTATGGATTTGCCAAATGGTGTAGACTATATAAAAGTACCAATTGACGGGCCCATTGATACGACTACTGAATTGACAACTACTGGTAATGTTACACATGTTCCTACACTGAGTTCAATAAGTGTTACATTGGGTGTTGCATACAGTCGTGATGATGTTAGAAGTTTCAGTTTGGACAACTTTGTTCGTGGTGATTACGTAACTCAAGGGAAATTTATATAATGAATTATTACAGTAAAAATAGTCCGTGGTCATCAACGCCAATAAATGTGGGCGGGTATCTTGACATACTTAATAAACGTACACTTCCACCCGAGGACGATGACATAGTTTATGAAATACAACCTCAATACATATATCGTCCAGACTTGTTAGCTTATGATTTGTACAAAAATCCAAAATTATGGTGGGTATTCACTATTAGAAATCCTGATATATTAAAAGATCCAGTTTTTGATTTTTTACCAGGAACACAAATTTACTTGCCAAAATCTTCAAGAATATCAGTGTTTTTAGGAATATAATATGCCATTAGAACGCAATCAGTTATCCAGCTATGCATCACACAACTATATTTGGACTTTAGCCGTGTTAACTGATACTGAAGTTAACACTGGATCTTATATTGATCGAGATCCGGCTGTTGTTATTTTAAAGTCCGGCGGCTGGACAAAAATGGATAGCATTCGTACTCAAGAAGAAGCAACTGCTGGTATAAATGTAGAATATTTTATTGACGATGTTGAAATAAGTTCACTGTATTCACCAAATCCAAGATCTGGTGTTACAACAGCTACTTCGATTAATTTTAAAATACATGAACCTTATAGTGTTGGACTATTCTTTCAATCACTTGCACTAGCATCTATACAAGCAGGATATTCTGGTGAATACAATAACATACCCATGCTACTTAGGTGTGAATTTATAGGTTATGACTCAAGTGGCAATGTTAAAAAGGGTATAGTAAGAGACTTTGCACTAATGTTAGTTAATGCAACATTTACAGTGAATGCAGGTGGGGCAATATACAGCATTGAATCAATTCCATGGAATCAACAAGCATGGGGTGATGAAACTCAAAAAATAAAAACAGACGACAAACTTTCCGGTTATACAGTCGAAGAAGTTCTAAACACTGGTGCAAGAAGTTTAGTTTCATATTTGAATAAAGCAGAAGAAGAACAAGTAACAAGCGGTGCAAAAACTTACAAAAACGAGTACATAATAGAATTTCCAGACAAATTAGGGGCATACAGTGCAACCAGTATGGTCGGAGTTTACAATCCTGTAACAAATCCTTTTGGGGTAGACTATGGATTAATGCAAGCCGCCGCTGCCAACACAACAGCCGCACTTTCTTCGTCTCCAACTTACACAACTGGATATGGTGCTGGACAAGTTGACCCAGGACTAGCTGCTGCGGCATCGTCATCAGCAGCAACGGTACCAGGACCAGCCCCAGTTATGTCTATAACTTCTGATGGCAGTGTTTCTGGTATGCCTAGAGCAGGGTTAAATGCTATTGGTAGCAGCGTAATTAATGATGACTTTAATTACATGGGGAATCAAGAGTTTGCCCTAGACCTACCGTCATATGATCCAAGTACAAAGACTGTGAGATCTGAAACAATGGTTCTTGGTCCAGATAGACTTTTTGGTTTTAGACAGAATACACCTATTGAACAAATAATAGAACAGGTTATTTTAACTAGCAAATATACTAGAGATATTTTAGAAAAATTAGAAATGGGGGGAGATTCCCCTGTTGAGTGGTTTAGGATAGAGACACAGGTATTTTTCAAAGATAATACAAATTCTAAACAGTTTGTATATAGGATTGTTCCTTATATAGTTGATAGATCTCTTTTTGAAAAACAGGGGGTTGCTAGAAGTTATAGCAGGGTGTTGTCAGGTGTAAAAAAAGGTTACAATTACATATACACTGGACTTAATACTGAAATAACAAATTTTGATATTAGCATAAACCTAGCGTTCTTTCAGTCATTTTTATCTGACCTATCCTCTGCAAACACAACGGTACCAAATCTTTCAGCAGTTATAAGTAGTGTTGCAAATAATTTCTTAAGTCCTATAGCAGCCATAGCAGGCGCTATAGACAATGGAATAAATGCAATAAACACTATAACTGGATCAAATATAACACCATTAAATATGAACGTACCCACGGCTAACAACATAACGATACCCAGCACCCCAACTATTTCAGGTGGTGCTGGTATTCATGATGTTAGAACCGACGTAGCAGCCCATTTTCATAACGTTATTTTAAACAGTAATATAGAATTAATAAACATAAATCTTGAAATTTTTGGAGATCCGTACTTCTTGCCTGACAGCGGTATGGGAAATCACGAAACTGTCCGTGGTATGCAATATCAACAAAGTGAAGTTGATGTTATTCTATACTTCAGTACTCCTATAGACATGAGCACAACTTCTGGGTTAATGACCATGAGTTCAATAGATCAATTTGTTGGGTTGTACAAGGTTGTAAAAGTATCACACACTTTTGTGAATGGACAATTTAAACAAACACTGGAAATGCTAAGGCGACCGGGGCAAGATCAACAAACCCTTGATAATGCAAAGGCGTTGCTTATTGAAAAAGACTTGGGGCAAACAATACCTGGATTGCAGGAATTTTTAGCTTCAAGCGGGCAAATAAACCCAAGCAATTTGATTTACAGTGTACTAACTGCAAATGCTGGAATTAACTCATTTTTAACAAAAGTAAATGCTCTAAAAAGTCTATCGAATATATTGCCATTGCCAGATGATTTGTTAAAAGTTTTTGACACTATAACTAACTTTGGTAATAAAGTAATAGGTATTACAAACGCATTTACTCAAGTCACTAACGATGTTGAAAGTATTTTTCAAAATACATCAAATGTTTTTAGAACCATGCAAACAGGGTTCCAATCAACAGTAAACTCTATATCGTCAATTTTTAAATAACAGGGATCTAAAATGTTAGCACCAAGAAAACCACTAAACGTAAAATCTAGAACTTCTAGAAATAACGAAGTAGAGGATATGAAATTAAAACACCCTGGTCCATATTTGGCTAGGGTAGTGAGCCATTTGGACAAAAAGTTTGGTGGTGGTTTGGAAGTTGAACTTGTAAAATCTACAAGTGTCAATAACTCTTATGAAAGTGGCCATCAAACGTATAATGTTCAGTATGCATCTCCATTTTATGGAGTAACTCCATTACAAAAAAACGACTCAAACGATACCTATGCATCAAGCCAACAAAGTTATGGTTTTTGGGCAGTTCCACCAGATCCTGGATCATTTGTTCTTGTGATTTTCTTGGAAGGAAACGTTGAATTTGGTTATTGGATAGCGTGTGTTCAAAATGATTACATGAATTTTATGATTCCTGAACCTCGAGTAAGTACCACATTAACAACACCGTCAACACCGTCAAATTTAACAGGAAAAAAATTACCAGTAGCTGAATACAACAAGTTTTTAGCAAATCCAAATAACAATTATCCAACTAGTCAGCCTAGACCTTATAATGAAACTTTTGTAGACACATTAATGGAACAAGGGTTGCTGGATGATGATGTAAGAGGTACTACATCAACTAGTGCAAGACGAGAAGCACCAAGTAATGTATATGGTATGAGTACTCCTGGACCGTTAGACAAGAGGCCTGGATCACCAACTGTTGAACGTGGGGTTTCTGATGCAAAAGCTACTGTATTTGCAAGTCGATTAGGTGGGCATAGTATAGTAATGGATGATGGTGATGAAACAATACTTAGAGCTGGCCACCCTTCAGCAACACCCAAGGAATACGTAAAACCAGAAGCTGGATCTACTACAACTGGTGATCCTTCATTGCCAGCAAATGAATTATTTAGAATTAGAACACGAACTGGGCATCAAATACTTTTACATAACACTGAAGATTTAATTTATATTAGTAATAGTAGTGGATCAACTTGGATAGAACTAACTAGTAATGGAAAGATAGACATATTTGCGCAGGATAGCGTGAGTATTCACACACAACAAGATTTAAACATATCAGCTGACCGTGATATAAATTTATCAGCTTTTGAAAATATTAATATTTCAGCTGGAAAAGAGTTAAAAGTTAATTCTGGTGACAGCACTAGTATTACAACTGGCAATTTCTTTTCAGTAAATTCAGCTGATAGCGTTTCATTTAAAGCTACTACATTTTTTTCAGGATACGCTGCTACAAGTGCTTCTATAGTTGGTGAATCTGGAAATGTGACATTGTCAGCTGGTGCAAAGTTGTCATTGAATTCAAAATCTGACATAGGATTAATAAGTTCAGCTTCTATAAGACTTGCTGCAACTGGTGATTTGCATATGAATTCAGACGCAAGTGCTTACTTGTCATCTGTTGGTGGCAGTCTTTACATAAAAGCGTCTTCAAATATACAACAAGAAGCAGCCGGCGCAATGCATGTTAAATCTGGTGGAGGTATGTATCATGAAGCAGGCGGATCACTTAATTTAAAAGCAGCATCTAGTGTCTTTACAAATGCTGGGTCTGGTGTAAACATGCAAGCAGCAAAAATAGCGTTAGACGGGGATAATGTTTATATAAACAGTGGAACTAGTATTCCAGCTGGATCAGCTTCTAGCGCACCATCAGCTGGCGCTCCAGATGCTGCTACACCACAAATACCAGTAGCAGCAAAAATTGCTCTATTGCCATCAAGAATTCCACAACATGAACCTTGGTTACAGCACGAAAACCTAAACCCAAATTCTTATACTCCTGAATACACTCGAGCCGGCAGTCAAAGTATTGACACTTTTACACAGCCAATTCCAGATTCATATATTTCTTCTGCAAAAAGTACAGTTGGAACAGCATCCACATCTTCAGGATATCCAGCTGGAGGTTTACCAAGTGGCTATACTGATTCGGATTCAGAATTTGAAGACGGTCTTGAAAACATTGAAACAAACGATTTAGGAAATGAAAATGCTAAAAAAGCATTTGAATTTTTTAAAGGCAAAGGATTTACTGCTGCTCAAGCGTCTGGAATAGTTGGTAACTTGATGGTTGAATCTGGTATGTCAATAAACCCGTCAGCAAAGGGGGACAACGGTCATGCGTATGGAATCGCACAATGGAATAACCAATGGTCGCCTGACAGAGTTGCAAATTTTCAAAAAGCAATAGGTGTTTCTTTGTATAGTTCCAATTTTGACCAACAGCTAAACTTTATATGGTGGGAATTGCAGAATGGATATACTAGGGCTCACAACGAAATAAAAGCATTAGCAGATCCTCCGGATAATGATTTGCAGAAATTATTAAAAATAGCAGAACAGTCAGCGGCTATATTTGATCAACGATACGAAGTTTCAGATGGCAAAGCGAGAGAACGCCGTGAACAATTGGCATCATCTTTTTACTTGCAGTCTCTAACAAATTTTAATTTAGAATCAAATCCTGGAATAGTAAAGAGTGCTCAAACTGCGATAGATGGGTCAAACAGTTCTATATCAGGGCCTAACATACCATCAGGTCCAGTTCAATTAATAGACCCAGGTACTGGGAACCTAGCGATGCGTGTTGTTGAAAATCAAGGAGGAGCAACCCATCGTAGACTTCCTATACAAGAGGGTGTTAAAAATATCTTGAATAGAGCAGCACATGCCGCAGGAATAGATCAAGTAGTTGTGTATAGCGGTGGGCAAGCACCAGCGCCTGGGGGACCAAGGACGGGGTCAAAACGACATGATAATGGTATGGCAGCAGATGTATATTTGGTAGTGGGCGGTAGAAAATTAGTAAACACGACTGACAGGGCGAGGATGGAAGCTTTTATGACTGCTTGTGTGAAATATGGTGCCCGTGG